CTCAGTGACGGGCTGCGAAACGTAATGTTGGTGGGCGGCTCCAGATCCGGCAAAACAACGCTGATAGCCGAAGAGATTCTATGCCGAGCCGCAACTTATCCAGGCAGTAGACACCTACTCGCCCGCCTGCGGTTTGCGCACGCAAAGTCAAGCCTGTGGATGGATACGATACCGAAAGTCCTGGAGATGGAAGGTGTGGCCAGAAAGCAGGTGAAGTTCTCCGAGTCTGATTATTATATCAAACTGCATAACGGGTCGGAAATATGGATTGATGGCCTGGACGACAAGGATCGGGTTGATAAGATCCTGGGCAGGGAGTACGCAACAATTTTTTTAAACGAATGTTCACAAATTCCGCATGACAGCGTACAGACAGTACTTACCCGCCTTGCACAGAACATACCTGGTTGCATCAATAAAGCGTATTACGATTTGAACCCGGTAGGCCGTTTGCACTGGGCATATAAACAGTTCATCCAGAAAATACAGCCTGAGAGCGACGAGCCCCTGCCGAATCCGGAAGATTATGGTTCGATGTATTTGCAGCCGGACGATAATATTGAGAACCTGCCGGATGGATACATTGAGCGTGTGCTTGAAGTATTGCCGGAACACAAGCGCAGGCGGTTCCGCCTGGGCGAGTGGGGAGATCCGGAAGGTGTTATATTTACAAACTGGCAGATCGTTGATGAGGTCCCGGAAATTGTCAAGCGCAAGGGCGTACGGTCCCATGGACTTGACTTTGGTTTTACTATCCACCCGAGCGCATGTGTTGATATATACCTGTATGGCGATGATTTATATCTCGACGAAATGCTATACGAATCAGGATTGACTAATCCAAAACTGGCAGAAAGACTCAAGACAATGGGACTACCGAATGTCATCTATGCGGACAGTGCAGAACCGAAAAGCATTAAGGAAATATTGGACAAAGGCGTCAACGTCAAAGGCGCGGCCAAAGGCCAGGATAGCATAAGGCAGGGCATTGATTGGCTGCTATCCAAAAATATATACGTCACCCGGCAGTCATACAATATTCAGGATGAATTACAGAATTACGTGTGGAAAGAAGATCGCACCGGGCGGCAACAGGCGCAACCGGTCGACGATTACAATCACGCACTTGATAGTATCCGCTACGGGTGTGAACCGTTTATGCGGCATCCGCCACAATTCAAAACAGGAGCAATAAGGGGGTTAGTATAATGCCAGTCGACACAAACCATTCAAGTTATGCAGAAGCAGAGCCTTACTGGCAACGCATGAGAGACGCTGTAGCCGGAGAGGATCAGATCAAAAAGCGAGGCACAAAGTACCTGCCGATCCCGCCGGGCATAGGCAAGACGGCACAGAGCGATGAGTATAAAAACTATTTGTCGCGGGCTAGGTATATCGATGCTGTGGCCCCAGCCGTGGAAGGCATGGTGGGGCTGATGGGCCGTAAGCTAAATACTCCGGAGTTGCCGGACGGTTTGCAATACCTGCAGGAAGAAGCAACACCGGACGGCCTGCCGCTAGCTGATCTAATTAATCGGGTGCGCCATGAAGTCTGCACCGTTGGCCGGTATGTGCTATTTGTCGATGTCCCGGAAGATGGCGGGTATCCGTATATCGCTACATACCCGGCGGAAAATGTAATCAACTGGCGTGGGGATGCTGAGCGGCTTACGCTGATTGTATTTGCCGAAACTGTAGACGAGATTGATCCGCAAGATCCGTTCGTCACGAAGCAGGTTGAACAATGGCGGGTGGCGTCAATCGAGGCGCAAGTTGACGAAGACGGAGAACCAGTCAGGCCGGACAGATACGTTGTCCGGGTATGGCGCAAAAATGAAGAAGCAGAGCAGGATGAGAGTAAGTTCTATGTTTATTCAGAGGTGTACCCTACGCGCCAGGGCCGCACTCTTGATTATGTGCCCGCTGTAATGATCGGCAGTCGGGATATAACACCGGAGCCGGATGCTATTCCACTTCTTGGAGTTGCAAACAAAAGCCTGCATTACTATAGGCAGTATGCTGACTATGCCATGCAGCTATATATGTCTGCCAACGGCACAACGCCTTATATTTTTGGCGTATCTGAACCGCCCAAGGTGATAGGCCCAACGGCAATTTGGACTTCCGAAGATCCGAATGCATCGGCGGGCTATATCGAGGTTTCTGGAGCTGGGCTTGAAGCGCAAAAGGCCGAGTTGGAAAACATCAAGGATGAGATAGCCTATGCCACAGTACGCGTGCTGGGCGACAAGAAGGCGGCTGAGGCTGCGGAAACTTTGCGGCTAAGATTCCAGTCGCAGACAGCTACACTTGCCAGCATAGCCAAGGCTACGGCGGCAGGGTTGCAACGGGCGCTACGATACTGTGCGGAGTGGGTTGGAACAAATCCGGATAATGTCAATGTACCGGCAGAGGCGGAGTTCATTTCCGAAGAAGCAGATGCGCAGCTCATCACATCGCTATATGACGGCATTGAGCGTGGCTTTATCCCCGATGATCTGCTGATCGAGTATACCCGCAGGATTGAGCTACACGATATGCAACCGGAGGATTACCGGAAATGGGCTGCTGCAATGACGGCTGAGACAGGGAGCGACGAATGATCCCGCGTGACTACATCCAGAAACTTGTAAAAAACCGCTACGCCGGCGAAGTACGCAACGCTTTTATCAAAAACATAAACGATATCGCAAAAAGAATAAAGTTGGGTGACATAGAACAAGCTATAAAACAGCGTGACATACAGAGAGCTGTGGAAATAATAGATTTAACACAAAACGATTTTGAAGCTGTGAAGGAAGCAACTGCTAACGGTTTCAACGCTGCCGGCAATGCAACTACGGCAGGCTTCCCGGCAATACAAACAGATGGCCAGAAAACTAAAATTATTTTTAACCCAGGTAGCCGTCGGGCTGTGCAAGCAGTTAACAATCTACACACTAACCTGATCCGCGAGGTTTCGGACGAAACGAGGGGTGCTATTGCACAACATATAAGCGACGGGTTAAGCCTTGGCAAAAACCCCAGGGTTATAGCTAAAGCAATCAGGGGAGGGTATAACCCGGCAACTAAAAGTTACGACAACGGTGCGATCGGGCTAACAAAACATCAACAGGGCTGGGTTTCCAATGCGGAGGCGCAGTTAAGCTCTGGCGATCCGAGGGAAATGCGCAAATATCTAAGCCGCAAGCTAAGAGATCCCAAGTATGATAGAACAGTATTGGAAGCGATCAACGAAGAGCGTGCGCTTACGCAAAAAGAAATTGATAACATGACTAAGGCGTATAGACGTAGGGCGGTTACTCATCGGGCGGAAACCATTGGACGAGATCAAGCGCTGGAAGCATGCACTGAGGCGCAAGAGGTAGCAATGGATGAAGCCGTGGATCAGGGTGCGGTACAGAATCAGGACTTTATCAAGGAATGGGTTACGTCCGGTGATGCGCGTGTCCGTGATGTGCATAAAAAAGTGCCGGGCATGAATCGTGGTGGTATCCGGCGGGATGAAATGTTTAATACACCTCTGGGGCAGCTCAAGAGGCCGCGGGATAGAAGCAGCCCCGGCAGTGTACCATCGAACGTGATACAATGCAGGTGCTCCATGTCAATACGAATAAGGAGGCAGTAATGACTTTAATTATTGCAGATGAAACAGGTAAAAAAGACGCAGAAAGTTACATCGCCGTGGCAGACGCAGATGATTATGTTGCAAAATGGTACGGCTCGCTTGCGGCCTGGGATGACTTGGCGGAAGCAGGCAAAGAACGCTCACTACGGGTAGCAACAAGATTTATCGATTCGCACAAGTTCCGGGGCTATCGCACGATTGAGGACCAGGCGCTTGCCTGGCCTAGGGTTATTTCAGAGCGCATAGACGGGCAGATGATTGATGTCTACGAGATCCCGCAGGCTATCAAGAGTGCGGCAATTGAAGCGGCTGTCAAAGATACACAGGGCGAGACTTTGTTCCCTGATCATGATGGCGGAACGGTTAAATCTGAAAGCAGCTCGGTTGGGCCGTTATCAACATCAAAAAAATATAACAACACTAAGAAAAATCAAAAAGTTTTTGAAGTCATTAAACGGTTGCTTGAGCCGTTGCTGGCCAAAAATGACCCTGTAGCACGAGGTATATGTTAATGCATACAAAAGAAAGATGGATGACAACATCAGCCGTAGCCCGGAAACTTGATATTTCACAGGACACTGTGCGCAATCTGATTATAGCCGGTAAATTTGATAAAGTTAGAAATATAAGCGCCGGACAATTGCCGCGATATCAAATTGAAGCTGGAAGCGTCCGACGCTTTGAAGAAGGGATTACGACTTATTATTAGCTGTTTTTTTAATATGCTCGCGGATTTTCTCCGCAGCCTTTTTGCCTTCTAAGTCAGCCAGGTATTTGTACCTGGCCCACTGATCGCTTGGGATGTCGCGGATAAAGATGTTTTTAGTTTTCATTTTTTCTCCTTTGAGTTGCCCGGCCCTGAGACCGGGCTATT